CATTTCAGCTCTCGAATTTTAACACATGCACCGGAATTTCGGCTTGACCCGTATTTTTTTAGTATTTTTGTCACCGTGGTAATAATTACGACGGTAATAAAATATGAAATTCTATAATCGGACAAAAGAAATAGAGGAGCTGCGACGTATCCAAGGACGAGCCTTTGACTCTCGGTCGAGGATGACTGTCATAACCGGTCGACGTCGCATCGGCAAGACTTCGCTTGCTCTGCGTGCAACGCAGGGCGAATATCCTACTGTATATCTATTCGTAAGCAGAAAAAACGAGGCTGCATTGTGCGAAGAGTTTGCCGGACTGATTTCATCGTCTCTTGATTGTTATGTGCCTTCTGAGATAAAGTCGTTCAAGTCGTTGTTCCAGATGTTGATGGAGCTTGCGAAGGCTAGCAAGTTCAACCTGATTATTGATGAATTTCAGGAGTTTTTCAATATCAATCCATCGGTTTACAGTGACATGCAGAATATCTGGGATTATTACCGAAACGATACTCATGTCAATTTGCTTCTCATGGGATCCGTGTATTCAATGATGCACAAGATCTTTGAAAATTACCACGAACCACTCTTTGGCAGAGCTGATGCCATGATATGTCTCTCAGGATTCGGTACTGAAACTATGAAGGAAATCATGCAGGATTTCCGCCCGGACTATACCAACGATGAATTGCTTGCATTATACACCATCACAGGAGGAGTGCCGAAATATATTGAGTTGTTGTGTGACGACACCGATCTATCAATCGAGGGAATGTTTGATTATGTCGTTCGGGAAAACTCCCTGTTCGTAAACGAAGGGCGTAATCTGTTGATTGAGGAATTCGGTAAGGATTACGGATTGTATTTCTCAGTATTGAGCTGCATAGCTTCCGGTATCAACACTCAGGGTGCAATCGAAAGCTCGTTGGGAGGAGTTACAGTAGCCGGACATCTGAAAAGGCTGATTGAGGATTACTCGCTCATCAAGCGAGTGCGCCCTATATTGTCTAAGCCTCGTTCGCAGAATGTTCAGTATGAGATCAACGATAACTTCCTTCGTTTCTGGTTTAACTATTTTGACCGTAACCAGACATTGATGGAGCTTAACAACTTTGAATATCTGCGTCAGATCGTCTTCTCAGATTATCCGACCTTCTCAGGTCTTGCACTTGAAAAATGGTTCCGTCTGAAAATGATGGAAAGCCATCAATATTCCGATATAGGCTCATGGTGGGAACGCAAGAAGGGAAAGGAAGCCAACGAGATAGACATCGTGGCTCTTTCAATCGATGGAAAAACAGCCCTTGTAGCCGAAGTAAAGCGCCAGCAACGCAACTACGACCACAAAGCCTTCATGGAGAAAGTAGATAGCATCAAAACAAGCATTCTATCAAAGTATAAGATAGAAACACGTTTGTTTACTTTAGAGGATATGTAGCTGTCTTATTCCTGTGGCAATAATTACGATGGTGACAAAATTCAATAGTTCTTCATATACTTTCATGATCACTAGTGTCCTATAAAATGGGAGCTGTTAAAAATTATATTAATTAGCCCATTGAGCTCTTTTTCGATTTTAATGGGACAGTAATGGAACTTATAACTTACATACTATGATAGATAGCGATTACATGATATTACGTCTTTACGTTCTTCGAATTGGGAACGGTCAAAAAGACTGTAAATACAAAATAGCGTATGGCATTGCCACGCCATTTGTAAGCGGAATGACCGAGCCGGTTATTTCTCAATTTACAAAATTAGGCTCATTCGGTAAAAAATGTTCCTTAGCTGCTATTCTAATAGCTCTGGAAACAGATGTAATTGTTTCTATATATAACGACTTGCTGGAGGGTATTTCTTTTAAGTCGTCATTAGCAAAATGGAACGTTGACACTTCGAAAATGAGTTATGATGTAGTCTACTCCCAGAAATATGTGAACATACCATGGTTTGAGGATAACGTCGCCTCTTATCAGATTAATTATACAAGAGTTGCTTGGATGCTGGAACCTCTTCAGCTATTTGATGTTGAAGGCATTGATCCGGATAAAAAAGATGATGTATTAGCAGTCTTAACCTCGGCTGTGTCCAAAAAAACTCATTTCCCCGAGAACATAATACAGGAAAAAATTGGGAACTTAGATATAATAGTGGCGCCAGCAAGAAACGAAAATTGGAAAATGCTGGTGGAATCATCCCTGACAAAGGGTACTCCATTTGTGCTACGGGTAAATGTCCTGTCTGAACTATCCGACAAATATGAAAGTATTTTCGTTAATGCAAGGATAACAGTAGGAGGAAAGGTCATTGCAGATCAACTGAAAAATATAAAAACAGAACAGGGCATAACATCGTCATTATCTTTTGAATCACAATATCCGCCTGAAACAACAGAAATCAAAGTCTGGGGCTTTAAAGATAATGCTTCAATACTTATCCATAAAGCTACTTACCACTATATTCAGCAAATACTTATCAATACAGAGATTTGTGGGGAGAGAATCAACGTCGACACCGTATGGCTTGAAAAATTAAGGAAAATGCCAATGAAAAGCAAAAAGCAATTGTGGAAAAGGCCGGGGTGATAGAACGTAAGTCTTCTATTGAACATATTATAAAAGACCACACTTGCTGTCAATGGAAAACACGCAAAAAGAGGATTCATCAAGTCATAAAATCAAATGATGAATATTTCCCTAAAGGTTGGAAATATGATACAATGGAAAACGGAATGCTTAGTTTCCTAGAATGGTTTAAACGTAAGGCAAAGGGGGCTACTGATGTTTTTTTGCAAGACCCTTATTTTGAAGATGTGGCTTTGTTCTTTTTAGCTTCGGCAGACACTGAGAGCGAATATACTGTTCTTACACAGACTCACCTGAAGACTAATTCTGATGGGAGTGATGCCATAGTGCCGGAAAATGATATGCCGGAAAGAAAAAAAACAATACAGTTATGTATTCTCCAAAACCCTACTCTATTCAATAGGATGAAACTTATTGTCAAAGACATTCCTGTTTCAGATAATAAATTGCATGACAGGTACATTCTTTTTACCTACCCTAACGGAAAATCAGAGGCATATACTCTTTCCAATTCCATTCAGGGTGCAACTACTAAGCAACCTCTTCTGGTTACACAAATTGGAGATAATGCTTACAATAAGTTGAGAATTCATCTTACTGAGCTATTGGATAAGAACAGCATAGAAACCATCTATGATTATAGAGAACAAAAAGAACTACCTAGTGAAGACGTCTCTGAAATTGCCGACCCTGGATTTTATAATTGGTTATGCAGCCGGATCGGGAAAGAATCCGAGATAGATACAAGACTGATATTAGAGGATATTTTTGGCTGGAACACAATCCCAAAGATTTCAACTTTTGGCTATGGTCTTGCGTGTATTCCCGATTCGGAGAACTATAACATTATTCAAAATGCAGCTATAATTATTAAAAACAATAATGAATGGATTGCCATCTTAAAAGACTTTATATTAGCTAAACATTATTCACAATATCCTGTCGGCTTTATCGGATGTCCCCATTTCGGTTATGGCTATAGAAATCCGAGCTATCTGGTGGAACTTAGCTTCAACGAGATTGTATCCCGCTATAATATATATATATTAGAATATGCCGGGATTGACACAGATACTTTCAGGGTATGGGGACAATATTATGCTTGTCAGATACTTTCAAAAACATCGCCAGAAGAAGCCATAGACGTTCTGAAACAGTTAAGAAGAACACTTGTTACTATACGGTATGATAAACAGATCACGCCAGTGTTTAAGGCTACGACAGTGCTTCTAAACGCATTGTTATTGCAAGCATCATATTGTGATGACTATAAAATAATGGACATCCTTCTGAAAGATGATGAGGAATGGTGCAGAGCATTAGGAGCATTACTCTTAGTGTATTATTCACGCAACTCAGAGTTCGATGCAGCTGGTGCATTAAATAAAATAAGTAATAAAAATGAGTTAATACATGTTTGCAAGCTGGCATGGGGATTACAAGATAGAATAGCAGATATGAATCTTTTTTATTCACGTCTGATTGATGTATACGAAAATAAGTCGAGCGATGATATCCTTAAAGAGCTGGTTACGCTATTACAGGACCCTTACATAATTGAATATAAAATAAACACATAGCGAAAAAGTAAATTTGAGCAAAGCGTAGTGAATTGACTGATACAGCGTTCGTTACGCTTTGTTTTTCTATTGAGTAAAGCCAACGAAAAGCCAACATGAAGCCAAACAGTGTAAGAGTTCAGTTACCACTTCATTACTCCCGTAACGGGTGCAGATTTCTTGCTAAATGGCTCTATTTCTGTAATTTGCGTCGATTTGCATAACTGTCGGTAACTCACTAATAACTAATTTTGTGACCAAAAAAAGGAGTGAGTATGCGAAGTACATTCAAGGTATTATTTTACGTGAAGAAAGGCAGCGAGAAGCCGAACGGCAACCTGCCTCTGATGTGCCGTATCACGGTGGACGGCGAGATTAAACAGTTCAGTTGCAAGATGGACGTTCCCCCACGACTGTGGGACGTGAAGAACAACCGTGCTTCGGGCAAGAGCGCCGAAGCGCAGAGAATCAATCTTGCCGTTGATAAAATTCGTGTGGAGGTAAACCGCCGCTATCAAGAGCTGATGCAGACGGACGGGTATGTTACCGCCGCCAAGTTGAAAGATGCCTATCTCGGTATCGGTGTCAAGCAGGAAACCTTGCTGAAACTGTTCGAACAGCACAATGCCGAGTTTGCCAAGAAAGTCGGGCACAGCAGGGCGCAGGGGACATTCACCCGTTATCGGACGGTCTGTAACCATATTCGGGAGTTCCTGCCCCATACCTACAAGCGTGAGGATATTCCGTTAAAGGAACTCAACCTCACGTTCATCAACGACTTCGAGTATTTCCTGCGCACGGAGAAGAAATGCCGTACCAATACCGTGTGGGGCTACATGATTGTGCTAAAGCATATTATTTCAATAGCGAGGAATGACGGGCGTTTGCCGTTCAACCCCTTTGCAGGGTACATCAACTCACCCGAAAGCGTGGATAGGGGCTACCTTACCCAAAAGGAGATACAGACGCTCATGGACGCACCGATGAAGAACACTTACCATGAACTTGTACGGGACTTGTTCGTCTTTTCTGTTTTCACGGGTTTGGCGTATTCGGACGTGAAGAACCTCACCACCGACCGCCTGCAAACATTCTTTGACGGCAACCTTTGGATAATCACCCGAAGAAAGAAAACCAACACCGAATCAAACATCCGTCTTTTGGACGTTCCCAAGCGTATCATAGAGAAATACAAGGGGCTGGCAAGGGACGGTCATGTTTTCCCCGTTCCGAGTAACGGAAGCTGCAACAAGATACTCAAAGAGATAGGCAGACAGTGCGGTTTCAAGGTGCGCTTGACCTATCACGTGGCACGCCACACGAACGCCACGACCGTACTTTTATCCAACGGTGTACCCATTGAAACCGTCAGCAGGCTTCTCGGTCACACCAACATAAAGACCACCCAGATTTACGCAAAAATCACCGCCCAGAAGATAAGTCAGGACATGGAAACCTTGTCGCACAAGCTGGAGGAGATGGAGAAGAATATCTGCCGAGCCATTTAGTCACCTTAAAACAGCATACCGATGAAAGAAGAAAGGAATATTATCACGATGGACGGGCAGGGCAATATTTTTCTGCCGACCGATATAGGCGCAACCGCCATGACCGAGTGGGAAATCTGCGAACTGTTCGGGGTTATCGCCCCGACGGTTCGGGCAGAGATAAAGGCTCTCTGCAAAAGCGGAGTTTTGAGCGTATATGACATAAAGCGCATTATCCGCCTATCGGACAAATACAGCATAGAGGTTTACAACCTCGAAACGATAGCCGCCCTCTCTTTCCGTATCGAATCGTTCGGGGCGGCGAAAGTCCGCAAAGTGTTGTTGGAAAGGATTATGCACGGGCGAAAAGAAAACAGCATGATTTTTCTTTCGCTGAATGTCGGCAGTCAAGCAGTCATGTTGTCATGAAGTCGTGTCGTACTGTCGTATTGGAATCATTGAATCTGTAAGTCAGTCAATCCATTAACAACCGACTATGTGCAGATACGCAGATTCGATTTTCCGAACACAGTAAAGCGGAGCAATCATTCCCGTTTACAAAGGCAAAGCAAGCACGGGGCTTCATGTCGGCTAAAAGGTCGGGCGGCTGCGCCGTTTCCCGATAAATCTTCCTCTCGCTTCGCTGCGAGCGTATTTATCGGGAAAACCTTGTATCCGACCGCCCCATGCAAGAGAAGCCTTTGAAAACGGAAACGACCGCCCCGCCACCCACCGACCGAAAGGGAAAAAATAAGGTGAGGTTACGGGCAAGCAGGCGGCAGTGTATTTACGGCAGAAAATACCATAGCTTATTAGGGAATTTTCCGAGCCGCAATACTACGTATCGCTGAAAATTCCCCAATAAGGCAAGGGGCAAGCCCCTCTGCACACCCCATCGGGGACGGCATTTGCCGCCCCCGAAGATACAAAAAAATCATTGTTACACAAGCCAAAAAAGAAAGGAAGAATATATGGGTTTCGTAGTTTTACACATGGAAAAGGCGCACGGTTCCGACAGCGGGACGACCGCCCACATAGAGCGTTTCATCATACCCAAGAACGCTGACCCCACACGCACGCATCTAAACCGAAAACTCATCGAATATCCCGAAGGAGTGAAAGACCGTTCGGCGGCTATCCAAAGGAGGCTGGAAGAAGCGGGACTGACACGCAAAATCGGAAGTAACCAAGTGCGGGCAATCCGCATCAACGTGTCGGCAACACCCGAAGACATGGAACGCATCGAACGGGAGGGACGGCTGGACGAGTGGTGCGCCGACAACCTCAAATATTTTGCCGACACGTTCGGGAAGGAGAACATCGTGGCGGCTCACCTGCACTTGGACGAGAAAACACCGCACATGCACGTCACACTTGTGCCGATAGTCAAGGGGGAACGCAAGCGGAAGAAAAGGGAGGAGCAGGCGAAGAAACGCTACCGCAAGAAGCCGACCGACACCGTGAGGCTGTGCGCCGATGACATCATGAACCGCTTGAAACTGAAAGCCTATCAAGACAGCTACGCTGTTGCGATGAAAAAATACGGTTTACAACGGGGCGTGGACGGTTCGGAAGCGAGGCACGTTTCCACGCAGCAATATTACCGTGACATAAAGCGACAAACGGAGGAACTGAAAACGGAAGTGGTGGAATTGCAGGAACGGAAAGAAACGGCACGGGAAGAGCTTGAACGGGCGAAAAAAGAGATACAGACCGAACGGCTGAAAGGGGCAGCCACGACCGCAGCCGCCAACATCGCCGAGAGTGTCGGTTCTCTTTTCGGGAGCAACAAGGTCAAGACACTGGAGAGGGAGAACACCGCCCTGCATAGGAAGGTAGCCACACACGAGGAGACCATCGAAGCCCTGCAAGCCGAGATACAGACCATACGGGCAGACCACAGCCGCCAAGTGCTGGAAATGCAGCAACGGCACTTGCTGGAAAAGAACGAGACGGTAACAAAACATCAAACGGAAGTATCAAGGCTTAACGCCTTGTTGATAAAAGCCACAGAATGGTTTCCTTGGTTTCGTGCTATGCTCCGTATTGAGAAATTGTGCCTTGCTGTCGGTTTTACCCATGAACAGACCGCCCATTTAATGACAGGCAAGCCATTGCCGTACAACGGCGAACTCTATTCCGATGAGCATAGGCGTAAGTTCAAGACGAATGATGTTACTGCCAAAGTTGGTACAAACAATGGAAAGCTGATACTTGCCATTGACGGACTGCATATCGGGGAATGGTTCAAGAAACAATTTGAACGATTACAACAGAATGTCGGTTGGAAGCCTATTCAGAAAAAGAATAAAGGCTTCAAGCTATAGTCAATCATGCGCATCACATACATGGAGGACATTTTTTGTCCCCCCATGTATATAGAGTCCAAGACCAACTCATGTTATTCCCAAGAAATTACTCATACGGTCAATACACCGTTTCTTTTGATTGAGATTAGGATGAACGTACAGATTAAGTGTCGTTGCCACATTTGAGTGACCGAGTATGACACTGACAGTTTTATAATCACACTGGCTTTCAATACATCGGGTCGCAAATGTATGCCTAAGTCCATGAAAGACCAAGTGGGGAATATCCAATCGTTTTAGCAACCTGCCAAAATAATCACGATAAGAACGGGGCTCTTTAGATTGTGTGGAAGTGCCTACCACGTATGGGGATTGAGATTGTTTCCTTATCATTTTCAATGCTTGGAGAAGCTGTTTGGATATAGGAATCTCACGATAGGAATTCTTGGTTTTTGGGGAAGAGTGAACCCTTTCTGTAGATTTCAACTCACAGTTATATATTCTGCCTACAGTATGCTTCACGATGACTGTCTTTTGTGCAAAATCCACATCTTCCCATTTCAAAGCACAAACCTCACCGATTCTCATTCCGGTACAGAGAGCCAACAGTACACCTATATTTTGTGGAGTGGGCTGTTCCAGCAAGTGACGCATCAATATACGCTGATGATTTAATGACAATGTGGGCGGCAGTTTGTTTTCTGTTTGGGTAGGATATTCGATTTCCCATTCTTCAAAATGGAAAATCCCGTGCTTATTCCCGTATTTGATAACAGATTTGAGCACTGCCACTATATCCCGGACTGTTTTTCTTGCTAATCCGGAAGTACATTTGTCTATCACAAACTGCTGGACATCCTTCTCTGTTATATTTTCCGCAGCGCCAAATCGTGGCAATAGGTGTGTCTGTAACGTAAGCTGATAAGCACATAGGGTGGAATGCTTCACTATCGGACGCTTTGCATCACACCAAATCTCGGAAACTTCGTGAAATGTTTTTTTATTGTTCATATTTTGAGAGAATTAATTGATTTAACTCTCTCAAAATAACACACTTTCACCGATTTCCCTTTGAACGATTATGGGTTTTACAAAGCATCTCACAATTTTCCATGCTGGTTGCCCCTCCCTTGCTCCATGCAGTCACATGGTCGGCATCCATTTCCGAAAGTTTGTAAATACGGGTCTTGTTGGCATTATTCCCCAACGCACAGAGCGGACAATTGGAAATTCCTTGTTTCTCAGCCGCTTCGGTCTGACGCTTGTAAGCAGCCCGCTTGGTTGATTCTTCAAAGATACGGATGTCAAGCAGTTTTTTATCCTCTTCTCCACCCAGTACATATTCGTAAATATTTCGGGGACACCGCACGCTTTCATCCGCTTGCAAGGCTTTTACCCGTTCCGCGACATGGACGGTGCTATAAGGGGTGGCATGGTACGTTTCATACAGCCGTCCCCATTCCAAGCCGCACATGTCACGCTCTACCATAGTAAAGGTAGCCGATACCCAGTCAATCACAGAACGGAAATAACTTTCCAATTCTCCCGTGGAAGGCTCGTGACGGTGTATGCTCATATAGGCATCAATGCTCATCCCCTTACTGTCGCAAATCCACCGGAGGGCTTCTGCCAGATAATCCTGCCGTTTCACATCTCCCTTGATATAATGACTCCATTTCTGTATTTCCGCATTTTGGGAATTACTGAACACCCGCTTGGCTGCGTTCACGAACTCGCCCGAATAAATGGCATTGAGCAATTCCTGCTCCTTGAGCGGAATGCCCACAATATTGATGGTCTTGAACCACTCCTTTATTTCCTTTTCTTCACCCTCGCATTCATATACCAGCAGAGAGGATTGCATAATCTTTTGTTGCTGCTCTTCGGGTAATCCCGAGAAATACTGCACGTTATCCGCTTCATCCTTGATGGCGAATTTCCCTGTAACAAACCGCCCGATAGAAGTGATGCGTTGCTGCCCGTCAAGTACTTCAAATCGTCCGTCCACAGTCCGGTTGAAATAGATTAGTCCGATGGGATAGCCTTTCAGCAGGGATTCTATTACCGCTACATCACGTTTCCCATCGTTGTAGATGTAATGGCGTTGATACTCGGGTTGGATAGTGAGCCGCCCGTCCAATCCAAACAGACCTTTACCTTCCAATTCGTTGTAGGTAAATCCCTTACAGATGTCTTCGACAGTCCATTCTGTATGCAATGTTGTCTCCATGATATTGATTCACTTTTTAGGATTATTCTTTTGTGTCTTCTTCTTCCGGAGATGAATTGAGCGCAATGCCTGTCTTGGCGTTCAGCGGACTGATGACTGCCTTGCCCGTCTTGGCTTCCAACTCCATACGGGCATTGCGGGCAATCTCACCACCGGCTTCCGCCACATCCATGTGTTCCCGAAATGTCTCCGGATTTTTACTTTCAGATATTTCTTTGGTGGAAAGTTCCGCCAACATATTTAGCACCAATTCCTTATTGGTCATATTATCACGTAAGTTCTCTTTTTTCAGACCTTTGAACTGCTTATATTCCTTGGCGGTCATGTCACTCCAAGTCTGATAAATAATATCGGTCAGCGTAGCAAACTGCACCCCCTCTTGCAATCCGTGCCGCTTCCATTCATCCGTGAGGTCTTTACGAATCTCTATGGATTTGAGACGCTGATTAATCCAATTATCCGAATACCCCAACCGCTTATAGTCCACCAGTGCTTGATTGATAGAGAGTTCGGGGTCTTGCATTTGGTTAAGACGTTCAGTTGCCACTTGTGCCATCCACTGCTTGAACGGTTCTGCTTTGGGCGATGGAATAGACTGAATCAAACGGAGAAGCTGCTGAGTATCTGCGACATCGGTTAAATACATCTTTCCATCAGCCGATTTCATTTTCAGTTGACTACAATTTGTAGTCAACTCACTCCCTTCTTTTTTTAAACGTGTTTTCAAGACACTCCAATACTTACGAGGATTAGGGCTATCGGTTAGGACAGCCACCACATCCACTATGGAAAAGTACCATTTTTCTTCTTTGTCATCCCAAATGGTACGAACTTTCTTGGTTTCAAAAAGTTTGATGGCATTATGCTGAGTCATAATATTATATTTTTGTCTTTATTTTTAAGTTGAAATCTTAGGTTGTAATCGTGGTATAGACCAAGACCCTAATGGAGTATATGGAAGAAGTGCTTATATTCATAATGTTGAGATGTTTAAAAGATTATTTATTCAGTATAGGAAGTTGAAATCTTAGGGATTAGTTTGGAACTTGGTATCAAGAAGCCCGATAATCTTCCGAAAGAGAAACAAGGTGGTCCCGCTTTTTACATTAAGATGGGAACCGACTACAATCGAATGTATTGCAGATTAGCTATTAGGCGCAAACTTACGGTTGATAATTAGAATGCGTTGATAGACTTTTTCTTGAATACCGTTTCTTATGATTACTCCACTGGCATTTAAGTCGTATGTACCAACCTTTCCAAACTTTTTCAAATAGGCGGTTTTACATTCGTATGTGGTATAAACACGGGTTTTCATTGTGTATAAGTCCTCATTCTCGCACATCCCTAAGATTTCAAATTGCTCCGGACAATACTTATCCAAAAAGGAAATAGGAACGCCCATCACACCGTCATAATCTGACGGAATAGCATCCGTAAAAGGCACTTCAATGGCATCATAATTGTCATAACGGTCATAGGCGGTTTTGCCTTTCAGTTCCTTATGCTTGGAAAAGCGTAGGTTATCTGCCATGCTCATCAGTGCAAGTGGCTGATGCCGACGACCGTGGTCAATATTGGTTAGCCATACAGACTGCGAACGAGCTAAAATCTTTCCATCTATTATTCTATATCCTGAGCCTAATTTCTTACCATTCGTAAGTTGGTCTGTATCTGGGACTTCAAATAACAAATCAACACTCATAGGTGTCTTTCCAAGCCACATCTTGTTGTTTTTTATCAAAGGAAATACCTCCTTATAAGTAATGCAGTTTTTATTGCCTATGACTGCAAATTGTTTCTTTCCTTCCACAATCCAAGCCAAGAACTCACGAAAGAGGGAGAACGGAGGATTGGTGATGATAAAATCCGCTTCATTACGAAGTTCGGTAACTTCTTTGCTTCGGAAATCCCCGTCACCATCCATATACTTCCATTCGAGGTCATCAATATTGATACGTCCGTCCCCGCTTTTGTCTCGTTCCAAGATGAATATTTTACCTTTCACCTGTGCCTTGGACGGGTCGAATTGAGGCGCTTCTTGCTCAAACAAAGAGGGCTGATAAGGTGTTTTGTATTTTTTGCTATCCGGTGCATAACTCGTAGAAATCAGTTTTTTCAAGCCTAACTCATCAAACTTGGCAGCAAAGTATCGGGTAAAGTTGCTCCATTCGGGGTCATCACAAGGAAGCAATACAGTCTTTCCTCTAAACACGTCCGGGTCATATTCAAGATAGGCATTCATTTCAATCTCTATGTCATGAAATTGCGTATAGAACTCATCATTCTTAGCCGCCTTAGCTTCTTTTAGATTAGTATTTGCCATATGTCTATTTTTTTATTTCGTTAGGTACAAGAAGTGTACGCACGTCCACATTCAGTATTTCCGCTATCCTGTATAGTACGGGTATAGGCGGTTGCACTTTATTCGTGGCGTATAGATTGACCATATTAAAACCTTTGCCAAGCCGTTTAGCCAATTCAGTTTGACTAATCCCCGCCTCAATCAATGCTTCTTTTATCCGATTCATTGCGACATCTTCTTTAACTTGTCACAAAGGTATATAATTTTATTGGGTAAACCACTGTGCTCTTAAAAGAAAGTATTTCGTTAATGGCTTATCCCAAGCTATTTTGGAAAATTCTATTTGTTTTTTCGCCAGTCGATTTTATAAAACTGCCGCCGATAGTTCGTACTTTTGAAAAAAATCCCTATATTTGCAGATGAAAGAGTTATTTGACAGCATAGCAACGCAAAACGCTGAAATTCGCACGGTTGCTAACTCGTTACCGCCACTTTTCAAATAATTCGCTAAAAGTTTATTCCTCAATCGGTTAAGTCTAACCGACTAAAATCTAAAATAGATTTTGTTGAGAAAGTTATTAAACCTCTAATTGAACATGGGTTCTTATCGTGTAAAACAATAAGCGACTACGTTATCGAAGGTATTTACGCAAAAAGTATAAGTGCTGATAACGCAGTTCAGTTGAGAAGGATTCTTCCGGGTGTGCTTTATTCATTAAATGGCAGTTTCGATATGCTTGTTATCAAAGCGAAAAATACTATTAAAAAATTCTTAGCCAATGTGCGATCAATTGTTATACCAGATGATGATTCTTTATTCGAGGCAGCCCGAGAGGTGATAAATCTTCGCAATCTACTGAGAGACTTATTGTATCTATGTGATTTAAATGAAAATCCAAAGGGAAGCACTGTCAAACATCTTCTAACCGAAGTTGATGCGGAACTTGATAAAGTTGGCTTACATAACACTAAATTAAAGTTCGAATAATTCAATCAAGCACCCACCAAATTAAACTATAAAAATCCCTGAGGATGACATAATATCAATGCCGGCAGCTTCTATAAGCTGTCGGTTTTTATTTATCACCTCGGCAGAGATCCACTTTATCTCACCCGTACCTTTTTTGAGTCAATACCAGCACTAACATTGCATAAGCAGAACTCGCCCTTAGATGAACTAAACTGTCCGGCAACAGAGGAATATTCGCTACCGGTTCGACGCATTACGAGTGTGGACAACTATTGCAATAACTGAGGTGTATATATGGGGTTCTCTGACGCTATCTTGAAAGTGTGAATATAAGCATCTTTCAGATTAACGTTCATCATCTGTTCGGTCAGAGAGTGCCCCTTTGTGGCAATACCCTCATTGAAAAGAAGATGGTTCTCTATTTCAGCAACAGTAGAACTATCAATAGCTGTAGAAAGGGTGATGGAGTAGAGGTAGAACTTCTTATAGTCCACCTGATTCTCAACCCCCGAAGCAAAATATACCTTCAGAGCCTCCTTCATCTTTATGTCAAATTCTCTATCTACTATTAAAATAATCCAATTTCAGAGCTTCTTGCTTGTATTTAGGCCTCAACAACTTCCCATATATCTCTCATCGCGGGACAGTCAATACTATCAAAACGATCTTTCTGCATAGCCATACATAACAAATATCGGGGGCGACTTGCACCAACATAAATTATCCTTAAACATTGAAGTACTCTTTTATCTGTTCCAGTATATGGGATTCCTTTAAATTGCTCCCTAATGTACTCTGATTCATGTTTACCAAAATATGAAGTTTCCAAATAAAGTGTAGCTGCATGTGTTTCACCTTTGACCGAATGAACTGTAGCCACTTCAATATCTATCCCTTCACCATGAAAGACATTTCCATGTTTGATGATTTCGACATCTTTATTATCTTCACCGATTGTATTGAAAAAACTTTTGGCATCTTCTACTACATTCTTTTCAAATATAGGCATTATCGAATTTTTAATAAATTCATAAATCTGATTTTTTACAGTTGTAATGTCATCAGGCATTTTGCTTTTAACCAAATCCATAGACCAACACATAATCTTGTTTAGAAAAACATCCTTTAAATGGCAGGATGTTAATACTTGTAACAATGATTTCCGAGTATAACGTCTATTACCATCTTTTATATTACAAATGTCTAAAAACTTCAATATACCTTGAATAAGAGATACTGCAAAATCTTTAACATTTGTATTAGGATTCTTTGGAATGAAGTCATCGAAATAATCACCTTCTGATTTTGGTCGCAAATCTTTCCTTTCAAATGCAGGGAAATAAGAAACAACTGATCTTGCACGTTCATTAGAGACCTTCTTACCTACCCAACCACAAGCTTTAATATTAATTCTGTGTAATGGACCTTCGTACCTCTCTTTATTCGCAACTTCAAGAACAGTAAGATTGCCCTTTTCTATAATAGGTATAGAATTAAGTAATTCTACAAATTTGGGAATAACTGCCAATGGGTCTACATAAGTTATAATTATAGGTTTTAAAGATGGAACGCTATCATTGCCGACAAGTGAACGATTATCTTCCATACACAACGTTCGCAGGGGCTTTGCTATCTTTTCTCCAAACCTGTTGCTATCATGTATATATGAAACTCGATCTCCTTTGAGCTCTTCAATCTCTTCAATCTCTTCAATCTCAACTCTGTCATTATCCTCTCCATCAAAAATAGCTTGACAATAATCACCAAAACGTTGAACAATTACTTTTCAAATGCAAAGTTACTACAAAACGCTGGAATAATCAACCGAAATCGGAATAATAGTGCATCCTGCACTGATAATAAACGCATTACGCTGAAAATCTCGGAAATACGGGAAATAGCAATTTAGCAAAGAAACGCAAGGTAATGAAATAGAACGGTTGCCTAATCGTTACCCGAAATCGAGTAAGATTTTTCTTTGTGTCGTCACGTTTCATAGTTCTGCATCATATTGCGTATCAATACATAACTCGCTGACAACTAATTTTGTAACCAAAAAAAGATTGGATTATGCGAAGTACATTTAAGGTGCTGTTCTACGTGAACGCAAGCAAGGAGAAAAACGGTATTGTTCCCATCATGGGACGAGTGACAATCAACGGCTCAGTAGCCCAATTCAGTTGTAAGCGTACCATTGCAAAAGAGCTTTGGGATGTAAAAGGCAACAGAGCCAAAGGTAAGAGCGAGGAAGCAAGAGAAATCAATCTTGCTTTGGATAATATCAAGGCTCAAATCATCAAACACTATCAACGCCTGTCGGATAGAGAAGCCTATGTAACTGCCGAAATGGTACGCAATGCCTATCAAGGCATCGGAACAGAATATGAAACACTGCTCGGCGCATTTGATAAGGATAATGCCACATTCAAGAAGCGTGTAGGTACAGACCGAGTGATAGCAACTTATATGTCAAGAGTACGGGCAAGAAACCATGTCGCAGCATTCATCAAGGCGAATTACAAGCGTAACGATATGTCTATGATTGAGCTGACTCCTGACTTTATCAAGGAGTTTGCGGTATTCCTCACAACAGACAGAGGTTTGCAGAATGGCAGTATTTGGGCAAATTGTATGTGGCTCAAGGGTGTTGTTATGCGTGCCCACTACAACGGATTGATGCCGAGAAACCCATTTGCTCAATTCCACATAAGCCCCAATGTTAAGGAGAGGGAGTTTCTGACCGAAGATGAATTAAAAGCGGTGATGACACGCGATTTTACGGATAGCAAGTTGGCATATATCCGAGACCTGTTTGTGTTTGCAAGTTTTACAGCCTTGTCATTCGTGGATATTAAGGAACTTACCACTGATGATATTGTAGCAATAAACGGTGAGAAATGGATATTATCCAAGCGACACAAAACCAAAATACCGTTCCAAGTTAAGTTGTTGGATATTCCGTTGCAGATTATCAAGCGATACGAGCCATTCCAAGAGAACAAACTCGTATTCCCCAATTTGAACTATTGGAGTATCTGTAAACCATTGAAAAAGATGATAAAAGAGTGCGGAATCGACAAGGACATTTCATTCCATTGCTCAAGACATTACGAATTGTCTTTATCGCTGAATTTGAATAGTTTGCAAAGATTTGTTTCTTGATGGGTAACGATTTAGAAACAAGCGAAGTTCTGTATTTTACCTCGTTTTGCATTAAATCAAAAGAACACTTTTTCTAAATGCAAATATAATACTATTTTTTGAAAAAACATACTTTTGTGGGTAACTAAATTCAGCGAATTATGGGCTATGGTTGCTGAAATTTATACTTCAATCCATATTCTTCCAGTTTGTTGTACA